AGTAAGCAACAAAATCCACCAGAAAACTCTACGTGGAGGTGCTAACTTCATGGTAGTTTCTCCTTCAGTTGCTACAATCATCGAATCTATCCCTGGATTTGCTTCAACATCTGACGGTGATGTAACAAAAGCATCATACGCATTTGGTATCCAAAAATCAGGTCAGTTGAACAACCGTTACACGGTTTACAAAAACCCTTACATGACTGAGAACGTGATCTTGATGGGTTATAGAGGTTCACAATTCCTTGAAACAGGAGCTGTATTCTCTCCATACATTCCATTAATCATGACTCCACTTGTATACGATCCAGATACATTCACACCAAGAAAAGGTTTATTGACTCGCTACGCGAAGAAAATGATCCGTCCAGAATTCTATGGTCGTGTATTTATCAACGATTTGGCTTCTGTATAAGAAAAAAAGTCATAAATTTTTAAAGAGCCTAGGTTTACCTAGGCTTTTTTTATATATTTATCGTAAAACACATGTTATATGAACGATTTTAATAGATCACCTCAAGCTCAAGAAATTTTCAAAGCTAAAAGAAAACCAAAAGGTCCTATCAAGTTTGAAATACAACTTAACGAAGAACAAAAACGTGCTAAAGAGTTAATTCTTCAAACCCCTATAACATTAATACGAGGAATGGCAGGTAGTGGTAAAACACTATTAGCATGTCAAATAGCTTTAGATCTTCTATTTAATAGAGAAATAGAAAAAATTGTAATCACCCGACCAACAGTAGCAAAAGAAGATATTGGATTCCTTCCAGGAGATTTGAAAGATAAAATGGATCCTTGGTTAGCTCCAATATATGCTAATTTAAACATGTTATATAATAAAGAAAAAATAGAAAAACTATTATTAGAAGACATGATAGAGATAGTTCCTTTTGCTTTTATGCGCGGTAGAACGTTTCCTAATGCTATGGTAATAGTAGATGAATGTCAAAATATCACTCACCCCCAAACAGAAATGGTAATAGGACGTTTGGGTAAAGGAGGTAAAATGGTATTTTGTGGAGACATCACTCAGGTAGATTTAAAAACTAAAAAAGATTCTGGGATTAGTTTCTTTAAAATTTTAGAAAGCAAAACCAACTCAGTAAAAACAATAACATTGATAAAAAACCACAGACACGAAGCTGTAGAAGGTATTTTAAAAATATATGAAGAATATAGGGACTAGTAAAAATATTTGACTTTAAATATTGTCCCATATATGTATAATAAAAAATAATGGCAAACTTAACTCTACGCTCAGTAAAAGGATCATTCCTTACCATATCAGAAATGGATGGTAACTTTGAATACTTTACTGGATCATTTACAAACACAGGAACCATCACAGCTCAAGGTTTCTCAGGTCCACTAGAAGGAACAGCATCATATGCTGTTAGTGCTTCATATGTTTCAAACTCAGCTACGGCTACAAGTGCTTCATATGCTACTAGCGCTTCATATGTTTCAAACTCAGCTACGGCTACAAGTGCTTCATATGCTACTAGCGCTTCATATGTTTCAAACTCAGCTACAGCAACTAGTGCATCATATGCTACAAGTGCTGAAACAGCCACAAGTGCTGAAACGGCAACTAGTGCTTCATATGCTGCAAGTGCATCATATGCTACAAGTGCTGAAACAGCAACTAGTGCATCATATGCGGCTAGTGCTTCGTATGTTTCTTATTTTCCAAATAGATGGCCCTACAGGAAATATACTTCTTAAATCTACTTCTAATATTACTTCCCTGTCCCCTTCAATAACATTCTCAGGATCAGTTTTAGTAAGTGGATCTATCATTCCAAATGTAGATGGCGTTTCAACAACCTCTTCTTTTAATTTAGGTTCTCCAACAGCGGCATGGAAAGATATTTATGTATCAAATGGTACTATTAATTTCTTAGATTCTGCAGGAAATATTCTGCAATCCATAGGAACAGGTAATAATCAATTAAATGGAAATACATTTATATTTGGAAACTTTACCCAAGGATATAACGTAACAGCTTCTGGTGGTTTTTCACATGCTGAAGGCCAGAACACAGACGCTACTGAATATGCAGCCCACTCTGAAGGAGCAGGTACATTAGCTTCAGGAATCTCATCCCATGCTGAAGGTGAACAAACAACATCTTCAGGACAAGGTGCCCACTCTGAAGGGTATTATACTATTGCTTCAGGATCATCATCACATGCTGAAGGTCAATCAACACAAGCTTTGGGTGGAGCTTCACATGCTGAAGGTAATGCTACTATAACTGTTGGAAACTGGTCTCATGCTGAAGGGCATGGTACAATAGCAGCAGCTAATTTCCAACATGTATCGGGGAAATTTAATATTTCATCATCTAATGAAAATGATTTATTAATTATAGGAAATGGTATTGATGATAATAACCGAAACAATATATTACTTGTTAATACAAGCAGTATGTTTTTAAGCGGTTCATTAGAAACTACGGTAAACGGAGAAGGTATTATAATGAAAAGCCCGAATGGTACAAGATATAAATTAACTGTTGATAACAGTGGTACATTGTCTGTAGTATTAGCATAAAATCAAAAAAAATAATTTAAATGGGCCTCTAATTGAGGCCCTTTTTTTATAATATGTATAACAAAATATTACCATGAACGTTCCTATATTCCCTGGTTCAAGCTCATTTACAACAGGTAGTACTCCTTTTGGATTCTATGACAACGATACACAATTTCAAGCAGATGCTGATAGATTTACATTATTTGCTGCACGTCGTTTAGGATACCCTATTGTAGAAATAGAATTACAGGATTTGAACTTTTATGCTGCTTTTGAAGAAGCTATTACAACATACGGAAACGAATTATACGCATATCAAGCACAAGAAAATTTATTATCTTTTCAAGGTGCTCCAACAAACATACCTTCCCCAAACACAACACTTATCCAACCAAACATGGCCGCTGAAATTAGATTGGCTGACCAATATGGAGAAGAAGCAGGTGTTGGTGGAAATGTAACATGGTATTCTGCATCAATTACACTAACCCCAGGCATACAAGACTATGATTTGAATGTATGGGCATCGGCTTCATTAGGTATTAGTGGAAGTAATTTGGAAATCAAACGTGTATTTTACGAGGCACCACCAGCAATTGTACGATATTTTGACCCATATGCTGGTACAGGTACAGGTATGATGCAATTATTAGATAGTTTTGGTTTTGGTGGATATTCCCCAGCTATAAACTTTTTGATGATGCCTGTCAATTATGATATAGGTAAATTACAAGCCATAGAATTCAACGATCAAATTAGACGTTCAAATTATACTTTTGAACTTATCAATAATCGTTTAAAACTATTCCCTATCCCAGATGGTGGTATGCAAAAATTATGGCTACAGTATATTAAAAAATCAGATAGAAATAGCCCATATGCTACTGGTGCTTCTGGTAGTAATCTTATTACCAATGTATCACAGATACCATATACAAACCCAACATATTCTGGTATAAATTCAATTGGTAGACAATGGATATTTGAATATGGATTAGCTTTGGTAAAAGAAATATTAGGATATGTTAGAGGAAAATACTCATCTATCCCTATCCCTAACGCAGAAGTAACACTTAACCAGAGTGATTTGATATCTGCGGCAACATCAGAAAAACAAGCGAGCGTATTTTGATGGTAACTCTAGACAGAGTTTATTAGAAAGAAAAGCAGCAGAAGCAGAATCCTTGCAAAAGGAACTCAATTATGTTCCGTGGACAATATTTATTGGATAGAATGATAGGGATATATAAAATAACTAACCCAAAAGGAAAAGTATATATTGGTCAATCTACTAACATTGATAATAGAAGAAAACATTATAAAAATAATAGTGGAAAGAGACAACCTAAGATTTTTTATTCCCTTAAAAAATATGGATGGGAACAACATAAATTTGAAGAAATAGAAGAATGTACTTTAGAACAATTAAATGAAAGAGAGATATATTGGAAAAAGTATTATCTAGAAAAAGTAGATTATGATTGGTCTAAAGTTTTATTTTGTGAATTATATGATAATGGGGGAGGGCCATTATCTTTAGAAACCCGCAAAAAAATGAGTCATTCCAAACTAGGAACCAAACGATCAGAAGAAATTAAAAATAAAATAAGAAATTCTAAATTAGGAACCAAATATAGTAAAGAAACTAAAGAAAAAATGAGTAAAATGAGAATTGGAAAAACAACTTCTAAAACTGTACTCCAATTTGATATAGAAGGAAATTTTATAAAAGAATGGTCTAGTGGGAGGCAAGCATCTTTAGAATTAAAAATATGTTATTCTCATTTGAATAGAGTTTTAAACGGAAATGGAAAAACCTCAGGTGGTTTTATTTGGAAATTTAAAAAATAATTAACTATGGCACTTTTTGGATCTTCAAGAGATATTTCCCTATTCAGAGGTTTAAATAGAGAACTTCTCTCAAATATTATAACACAACAATGTGTATATTACAAACTTAAAATAGCAGAGACTAAAGTAAACATGTACGGTGAATCATCCGGTGCAAAATACTATAATGAACCTGTACTATTCAACGCTCTTATATCTAGAGAAGCACAAACACGCACAGTAGATGAATTTGGTGTAGATTTTGCATGGGATATCGAGTTTAGATTCTTCTTAGATGATCTAGTAGATGCAAACGTTGTACCAGAAGTAGGAGATATCATCATGTACCAAGAAGGATACTGGGAAGTAGATAACACAAACGCCAACCAATACTTTGTTGGAAAAGATCCTGCTTATCCATATGCTCCAAACCCACTTAACCCTGGATTGGAAAACTTTGGCTCTAGCATTTCAGTAATATGTCAAGCACATCTTACCCCAGCGGATCGTGTACAAATCACTAAAGAAAGATTATAACATATGGCAGAAATACCATCATCCCCTAGTAAATATTTAAACCAATTTAAAAACAGAAACGTTTCTGTTGTAGATATTTCAGGAGATGTTACCAATATGATGCAAAATGTAGCAGATACTTTGGGAACTATTACAGGATCCATCACAGTTGTATCACAATCATTAAGAGAATTAACCAATACTGTAACTACTCAAAGTGTCCAAATATCAGAATTGGTTGAAACGCCAAAACGCGTTGTAAATTCATCAAAAATATATGTAAACAAAGAAATACCTACAGGAAACACAGATGGTATAAACACAACATATGTTTTATCCCATGAACCTACCTTAGGTAGTGAACATTTATATTTAAATGGTGTATTGATAGAGGAAGGTACTGAAACAGATTATAGTATTTCTGGATCTGTTATAGTATTTGATAATCCTTTATTAGAAGGGATGAAACTTCATTGTACATATTATTATGACAGTAGTGCTGCTATAAAATTATTCAAAGATAAAGAAATTCCTGCAGGTACAATTGATGGTATAAACACAGAATATTCTTTATTATACACACCTGTAGAAGGAAGTGAACACATATATTTAAACGGTGTATTGCAAGAGAGTGGTGGACAAGATTATATTATTAGAGGAAAAAATCTTACATTTTCAGATCCTATCCCGCTCAATAGCAAACTTAGATGCACATATTATTATGAAATATAAAAGGGAAAAAAGTTTTTATTTTTAGATGACTTTTCCCAAAATACAACATACGTATAACAAGACAAAACACTATATTTAGATGAATCCTGAAACATATTCAACCTCAGATTTATATTTAACAGCATACCTTAAGATCAAGGGGCACAAATTCACAGTAGAAAAATCTGCAAAGAAATCTACGTTTATTTTCCCATCTAGCCCCGAACTATTATCCGATGTAGATGCATATTTAACGGAAACGGGTTCATGCGAACCTTTAGCATATACAAATGCTATAAAGAACCTAAAAAATCTTTTATTTAACAGATAATATTCTAGTCAATATTGCTGTTTTTTAAAGGGAAACATACTGGTTCACCCACATTTATTTAATTTATTTTTAAACATTTTTAAAAAACAACAAAATGGCAGAAACTAAAATTGTCTTAAATAGACAGTCCGACCTGATCTTAGACAACGCCCAAATTACAGC